TCCACTGTCTCCAATGCATCAAGATATGCCTTTGCATCTTTCTTGGCAATATGGTTGTACCCTTCTCTAAACTGTGATGCAAGATCTTGCTTTACAGGATCTTTGATTTTGGATATTGCTTGCGGAGTGGGCATATTGTTGACTATTAGTCTGGCTTCCTCTAACTCACTTTTGTAAAATTTCTGAATTTTACGTGCATGCGCCTGGGACACTTTTTTGGTTGCAAAATGCGCAGTAAAGTCTAATCCTTTTGGATTAAACCCTTTTTTGTCTGTTATAAAACCATCCAACCATTCTTCAATTGCATCACATGCATCCTTGGATTGTTCTGTGATACGTTCCTGTATTGAGGGTGCTGGCACAGATACTTTTTTAGTTTCAATCTTCTTCTCTTGGACAACTGCCTTACCTTGTTCGATCAAGCCCTCGACAAACTTGACAATACCGGTCTTGTATTCTTTGGGTACTAGGTCGGGTTTTGTTCTCAATAAGTACGCAGTTGTTGCCCAATGGCTGTGATTGGAGATTCTCCAATCAGTGAGCTTGTTGATAGTTGCTACTGTCTGCTTGTCGTAGTGTGCTTTGATGTGTGCCTTAATTTCGTCTCCCCAGCCCTTGGAGTCAACTTCATAATGAATGTACCACTTTGCCCATAGCCAGCTGTCAGTAGGTGTTAATGCAATTCCGCTCTTGCGAACGGCACGCACTGTCTTTTTCTTTTTTGATGTTGTCATTTTAGCCATGGCCAAAGTATCTCCTCGTTAATCAACAGTATATAGCTACTTAAAAATTTTGTCAAGCTCTTCTGGCCATTTCAACCTGGCAAACGTTTCATTCACTTCAGAGAGTTGCCATACCATCTCGTGTATAGTAGTCCACTCGGCTTGCATGTGGTAGTTTTCTATTTTTACAATTTCGCCGTGCTCGTACAAGTACTTGGCCCATTCTTGCTGCTGCCACCTCGACCTTACTTTAGAAAATGCGTCATTGGTGATAACAGTGAGGGCGAAGAGATCTTCTATTGAAATTCTAGTTGTAATCATTAGTCTTCAATCTTCTTGCCGTTTGCAACCAAGTCCACTAGCATGCGATATTTTTCGTATGCCTTTTCCACTGCTGGATTGTCGTTGCGTATTTTTCGTTCAACTGCAAGGTTGTTGGCAAATTCTCTTTGGTAAGTATCTAAGGTTCGGTACCCTGTAGTAGCATCGCTTATGGCGTTGTATCCTAAATAATCCATCAGCATTTCATAGCCGCCCTGGGTAAGATGTATGTCGTGACTCTGTTCAACTGTGTAGCTAACCCGGTTGTATCCAACTTCGTCCCAACCAGTTGATCGCCAGCTGGATGCCGGAAGCCGCACGCTGCCTCTGCTTATCCTTGCACCAAAATACTCTTTTAAAAATGATTCGCCTCGTTGTCGGTCTTGATCGCTCATGATCGTCTCCTTTTATCTTCTATGATACTGCCACATTACTGCATTGCAGTATGCATGTACAGCACCTTCTGTTAGATCACTGGAATGATCGTGTTGCAAATGTATCGGATTTTTCAAAAATCCTGGAGGAAATAGTTTCCAGTTGATCTTTTTGCTTTTGATCTCTTTGGGCGGTTGAAGATCCAGCGAAGTGTTGCAGAACATGCAAAGATTATTTTGCTGTTTAACATATTGCTCTCTTACTGCGCGGCGTTCTCTTGCATTTGCTTTGCTATAAAGAATTGGTAGTTTATATTCAAACGTCAACTCCATCCTCCCTAAATTATAACCAATACGGATTGTTAAAGTATTTTTCAAAATCATCCCGTCTTCCGTGCTGTACTTGTAGGACGTTGTCCTCCTCAATAACTAAAAACCTAGCATCAAGATTGAACAAAGTTTGAGTATTTTGGAAAAGACGATATGTTATATTTGTATTTTTCTTAATGCCGCGACGTGACCAATAACTCACACGAGTATGCCCACGTTCCAGCTCTTTAATTCGCGCCTCATCGAGCCAATAAAAGTCTCCTTTAGGAATGCTTTCTAAATTCTCATCAGTCCACTTGATTAAAAAGTTAACACAATCTCTAGTATTCATCTGCCGTCCCCATATTTCATTCTATAAAATGTTTCTTTTTTCGCAGGCAATACAAACCCAAACACATAGGTGGTCATCAATGCCGACATGCCGCCTGAGCCCGAGTAAGTACAACTTAATAACTTTACCAAGGTAGCATTGTCTGATAGGTATTTAAACCATTCTAGTGAACCATATGCATTATCTAAGATCTCACTGATTATAGCGGTACTATCATGCTGTTTTGGATCTATACCGGGTCTATCAAACGGAACCTCAATCATGGTCATTTTTAATATTTGCAATAGTATCCAGCAACATCACTTCGTCGTGGTTGTCGCAAATGCTGCTATAAAATTTTTGTAACTCGTCGATCTGTTTTTTAGCATGAGCCATCTTGTTTCTACTCAAGCTGCGCAGACTTGTTAGTGTTTGTGCTGCTTTTAGTGTGTCGTATTCTGCACCTATTTCTGGATCTGTGTCAGGGTTTAATTCTCGAAGCTCGTTGAGGCCGACTTCTAAAAGGTACCTTTGATGACCCATTCTTGCAATGATTTTCATATCTTCTCTCCTGGTGTAAATCCACGGAATGTTTTAAAGCGTGGGAACCGTAGACTGTATGTACCGTCTTGGTTTTGTGTTACTGCATCTGCCCTAATCTCAACCAACTGATTAAGAATATCATTGCGATGAGTCCAAAATAACGATCTGTTATCATCCGAGTAGCCGCCGCCAACATTAACCCGAATATTCTTCCCATCGTCTATGCCAGAACAAATAAGAGCACCAAGGCGTCCGATGTTTCGTCCTGTTCCTTCTTCAAATCCAATCACTGTCAATGTAACTTCGATAAACGGCTTTGCTTTGAGCCACGCATGACTACGCTTGCAAATGTATGGCGCATCTGGGTCCTTGATCATCACACCTTCGTAGCCGCCAGCTACAGCCCGCCTATTAAGCTCTACAAAGCGAAGTTGGCCAGTTTGGGTGTCCAAGTCTACAGTTTCCCAATCCAGCGCTGTAACGTGCTTTAAAACGTCGATGTGTTCGTCTGTCCATGCCTTGGTGAATTCGCTGCGGATGCTTTGTGATTTATCCCATTTGCCGTTGTTGAAACAGCCTAATGGAATAGTATCAAACAAATGCAGAACTGCGTCACCTGCTTCTGCATTTTCTTTGCGCTGCACCTGCTTCATCAAGTCCTGAAAGCTTGCACTCATAATTTCTCCGTCGAGCACCAGCGGATAAGGTGCAGGGTCTTCTTTGAGCACCTGCTGTATTTCTTTGATGATGTGATCAAAGTTGTGGAATTGTTTTCCGTTGCGGCTGTACAATTCGACTTTTTTGCCATTTACATCATGAATAACAACAAGAACACGCACACCGTCTAACTTGATTTCGATCTGCTTTTTGCCTATCATCTTTTTTTCGTGGTTTGTTGCATCGTGTGCTAGTTGACAAGCAAAAATATCAATAGCCTTGTCTGTGCGGTTTGCTGTGACGCAGGCCTTGTTTACAGTGCTTTCGCTGAATCCTGCTCGCATATCTTTGATGAGAATACGGCGATACCATCCGTTCCACTGCTCTTGTGTTGCTACATCCATGCACAATGCGATTGCATCTCTTGCAGCATGACCTGTCAACTCTCGGGCATACAACTTCATTAGCAATTCTTTGAACACTGTCCATGTCAGCCCTTGTCCACCAGCTTCGGTCTTCTCAGGTACTTTCTTTACGCCAAACGTAACCAATTTGTCAAATGTAAAACCCAACCCTTCAAAGAAGTCGTCTAGTTCTTCATCAAGCGCAGATGCAATAATTGCTTGCTTTGCAAGGCGTCCAGGGGTGTCTTCCATCTGTTTGATAATGTCTTGTGGTTGTGTGCGCATTTAATTCTCCATCTATAATGCAGTATAGCAAATGTATGTGGTGCAGTCAAGAAAAAAGACACCCCAGGGTGCCTTTTAGTTTGTGTGTGAGTTATTTTTAAAGCTGACATCAGCTCAATGTCTAGTACAATTTTAATGGGCCCAGCTGCGTTGCAAGAATCTATGTTCCTGTTTTTCCGCCATTCAAGCAAGGACTAGAATTTTTTTATTCCTTGCTTCACTTTAAAAATATTATCTTTTGTAGAAGCAAATGCCTATAGCAATCTGCCGTTGTCAGGTCCGGACCCTCTTCCAACACCTTAAAGGGTGCATCACAAAAGAATAAACACAGTCGTTTTAAATTTGGAGCCGACCTTGGAAATTGCATCCAACTGGGATATACCTGTACGCAAATATATCTCTTATTGATTCATACCGTAAACTGAACGGACTTAATCGGCGTATTTGGTTGCAGGGGACGGATTCGAACCGCCGACCTCTGAGGTATGAACCCAGTGAGCTGACCAGACTGCTCTACCCTGCGCTAACAAATTTCAAAGAACAGTTCCTAAACACGTTACTCAGTCTTATTGCGCTGGGTTTTATGTTTAGAGGGTCGGGTCAACTGTTCTATCAAATGTGTTACCTTGTAAGTGTACCAAGAAATTCTAACTTCTCGTACAATTTAAATTCTTTTTCTGCCTTGTTGACTATTTCTAGTGCAGTATCTAAAGGTTTTTGTCTTCCTGTTTTTGTGTGTATTGACATGTTTTTATGGTATTCAAGTTCGTACTTTTTAAAACGCGCCATCAATCGGCGCGTTGCACCTGGATTGTGTGTTTTATGATAATTGTGCCACTCTTGTATGGTTATACGAAAGTGGTCAAAGCGTGGTTGATATAAATGTTGCATAACGTTATAATAACGCATGCAACGTGTGTTGTCAATATGTTTTTAACACAGGCTGAGATTATACCGTGTTATGAAAGCCTTTGAACCGTACCGTAAACCTTGCGAGTCACGTTAATCCGTTATCCACATACCAGCCGAACAGCTTATGTATGTATCTTCCAACGCTGCGTTTTTGAATGGGTCGCGTTTCCCATGTCGCATACTGCTACTCGTCTTTCTATGTTTCGCCTGCCTTGCGAGCAGTTCAAGTGCGCTAACACCTTACGACTTCTATCCAAACAAACATCTCCACCTTGCGAGTTTTGATGTACCACATTCTATTGCTAGTGTGGCATTAAGCGTCTTTTACAGCATACCGGAGTAGTCTTTCGCTTTTAATACAAAGCAGGTATCGAAACCTGCAATCTATTCCGTGAAAAGGAATTGACCTACCATTGGTCTATTTGAACCTATTAAGATGTGCTACTCCAGTCGCTCCATATCTTGTTAGATACAGAATACAACACACCTACTGTGTTTTGCCTTGCGGGCTACTAAACGTCACTTCAAGTCTTGGGCTTGCACCTTCAACTCTTGTAATGCTACGTTGCCTTTCCTTGCGGGTCAGACTATGCAGCTACCTGTTGGTATTCAGCAATCGTTAGATGGGTATGTTGCAGCTTGGCCACCACAGCCTCTTAGCACTCACCGACCGGCTCTGTGCGCATCCTTTCGGACTACAACTCTAACTTACTGCCTACCGCCTTTCTACGGACGGAGATTGCTTTCGAGTGGTACTTTCATACCGTCGAGTCAATCCTAACTCAGGCTTGTTTAGATGGACCATTGCTGGCGCAAGTTTATAGGAAACCTTGCTTTGGGACAGTTGCCTGCCTTACCCTTATATGGACGCTAAACCGCCCATCTTACTATGTTTGCACCTACACTGGTTGCATTTATGATACTAAACCTCATAACTGACGTGTTAAAAAAAATTTGTATGCAGCCAGTGTATGTGTAAACATAGTTTCTTAACGAGTAATAAAAATTACTGTAGGGAATCGAACCCCAATGCGGTGCAAGAGCGACTTGCTGCACTCCTCATCCCTATTGGTTACTAAGCAAGACTTTCTAGAATGTCTTGCCTTCGCCTCAGAGGACAGCAATATTAATTACTCGTTTTTGCTTATCATCGACTTGCGTCTAAAGCGTTTCTAATTCGTTTTAAAGAGCGTTGTAAGCGTCTTTGCTTACTTGTTTAATGTAACACTGTTTTAAGTATGTGTCAACTACTTTTTTAACTATCTTTAAAACTAATCTCTGCCCTTAAACGTACAGTTCTTCCAGTGCAGCGCGGATCACCTTCGGGCCCAACGTAGTGGGTTTTCCTGCAATTCTGTATCTAGCAAAGATTAGTTGTAAACATAGTCTTTGCTTACTTGTTTAATGTAACACTGTTTTAAGTCTGTGTCAACTGCTAATTAACACTATAGCATTAAAGAATTTATTTTGTGATCGTTTGTACCGTAAAACCAATGCTTTCTGCTTTGCACATGATTTTCTCTTACATATTTTACCGTGGACTTCCTAAAGTCCTTGTAATCAAAAGATTCTGCCAATCGTATAACATATCCTTCGTGCTCGTGATAGTCTTTTTTAGGATCATATAGTCCCTTTATTTTATTCTCATCGTACAGGCCTTCGTAAAGAACAGGAACATAGTCAATTTCCAGTAGACCAAACCACTCTTTGGTTTCATCCCAACTTAGACATTGATTCTTTTCGTTCCATATAGAAAAGCCTAATAGATAGCTTTCTAAATCTTCATATGGAATGGAGTGTTCGGCATACAAGTTTTCTCCACATACTCTCCAACCGGTAGGAAGTTCATATGATCGTTGCATCCAGAAATTCTTAGCCCAGTCGCGTGTGTAATGGTGCCTACCATCGATGGATCTTGCATGGCAATAGTTGCCATAACCGGTGAAATTCTCGCCGTCCATTTTACGTGTTACAACAACTTGTTTGTTCTCAAAGTAAGACATGTCTTTTTGTATTCTATCATCATCAGTAACTCCGGGGCTCCAGGAGACATGATATGTTCTTGGATATTTTACATAATCAGAAAACAGTGTGTCAAAGTCCGCATGTTGTCTTAGTACTTTTTGTACTGTGCTTTCATGGAACAACGGACCTTTGGTTCTTGTTCCATTGGCTAAGACTACATTTCCCCACTTGTCGTATTCGTGGTCCGAATAAAGATCTTCTGGGATTATCGATTCTTTGATGCCGGCAGATTCTCGAATTGTTTCTACAGAAAGAATTGTTATCTCGGCTTTCATGTGACAGCCTGTTCCTTCTTTGTCACATAGAGTGGCACCATTATCAATATAATAGCCTCCGTCTGACCATAGCTGGCGTTCTAATATATGGTGTGCATCGAGCTTAACGTCAGAAATTCCACAGACAACGCACTTGTGGTTGTCTCTTTCAAAGACGCTTTCTCTAAACTCTTGTCGTGTTAATAATTTCGACATAAATACACAATCCTCTTTACTTGTTTAATGTAATACTGTTTTAAGTGTGTCAACTACTTTTTCAAAAACTTAAAAAACAATCTGTAGTTGGGATCGAACCAACAAATATGCTTGTTACGTTGCGCTGTTCAAGCAAAGGTGGGTTCGACCATGAGCGCAAAAGTGTTTATTAGCATTACACACCCCATCCATATTGGCTTAATCCACACCCCCGTCTACCACTTCCGGCATACAGATTGTTATTTAAGTTTTCTTCTTCTTGTATCCTGTGTTGCTTGCTTGTGTAATTAACATACTACAAACAAGCAACACTGTCAACCATCTTAAGCAACTACTTCTTGAATTTATAATTCAGTTTCGGTCGCCGCCTTGCGACTGGGACGCTCCACCCGTTATGTTTAGTTTGTATAACAAGCCACGGAGTCTTATGTTTTACAACCCTAGTCCTAAAGTAGGGTTGGTGGACACTCATGAGTTTACATCACTATTGCATCTTTGCGATGCCAAAGCAGGTTAGCGGCCGTTCCCTGCAATCTACTAATTTCTGGTGCTGCCACGACGATTCGAACGCCGGACATCGTCATTACTAGTGACGCGCTCTACCAACTGAGCTATAGCAGCATAAAATATCTGGCAGTCCAACATGCACTCTCTTAGCCTAACTGCCCTATGTCGTAACATTTGACGCAGTGTTAGGTACCAGTTATTTAAATAATCTACGGTTGGACATTACCACCAACGACGAAGTTATTTGCAGGATTAGGATATCTCCGTTACTGCGTTATTACCTTCCTCCACTCCGCGTGGACGCTTATGTCAAAATC